GTGATAGGGTATGGATACTGTCCATATCCGGGGCCGAAGGCTGGCTGAAAGCGGTGCAGGATGAGTCACGCAACCTGTGGCGGGAAGGCGTCAAGGTGGTGGACTATGAAAGCGGCAGACGGACGACGGTGGATGTAGCCGTCCGCCGGGCGCTGCTGTCATCACTGGGAAGCGCACAAGCTGAAATCAATAAAGCCATGGGGGATGAGCTGGGCCTTGATGGAGTGGAAATCACAGCACACCAGGCGTCTGCTCCGGATCACGAACCCTATCAGGGCAAACAGTATCGGCGGGAAGTGTATGACATGATCAACTCTGGTCTAAAAAGACGGATAAGCACCTTGAACTGCGGGCACGTGGCATTCCCCGTGCTGTACGGGACGCCCGCGCAGTACACCGCTGAGGAGCTAGAAAAGATGCGGGCGGACAACGAGCGCGGGGTTGAGGTGGACGGCAAGACGTACACGCAGTACGAAGCCACGCAGGAGCTGCGCAGACTTGAGCGGCAGATGCGTAAGCAGTACAGGAAAGGGCTGACCTGCCAAAGCGCCGGCGACGCAGAGGGTCTGTCACAGTGCAAGAGCCGTCTGCTCACCATGCGTGACGAGTACAAGCGATTCGCGCGCGCGGCTCATCTCACACCGCAGCTGGAGCGCGTCTGGGTGCCGGATGGCAGACTGGAGGTGTAAAACATTGACGGACTGTGATATACTGACTGCATCTGAAACCTACGAGGATGCAGACATGAAAGAAAGAAGATACGCAGACACGAGAACATACAGCGATCGGACTCTCTTAGATAGAAGCCGCCTGACGCCGTCGGACGAATACTACACGCGCAGGAGCGATGTGATTGAGCTGGAGCGAGGCTTCAGGTCATTTCTGCAGGGTCGGCCCGTGTTCTGCCCTTTTGATACAGACGGATCTGCATTCGTGCAAGTGCTGCGGGAGCAGGGTTACGAAGTACACGAAAGCTCTGACGACTACCGGCGGCACATACCTGAAATGATCAACACGCCCGGGGCGATCGTGTTCAGCAATCCGCCTTTTAGTATTTCCAGGCAGATCATGCGAGACTTTACCGAGGCGGGTATCGACTTTATTTTGCTTGGCCATACTCTGAGAGCAGCCGCATACACGCGGCGCGGCTACTACTGTCTGCGCCTGTGGACGATGACCTTCGATACGGCCGATGATGTTCCGCGCGAAATCCCATGCCTGGCCGTCTCCAACTTGCCTATCCGTAAGTGCCATATCTCACGCCCGGGCACCGACCTGCCGATGATAGATGGGAAGCCCTTCTTCCGGTCTGTGCCGGACTGGCTCCTGGCAGGTAAGCCGGTGGATGTGTATGTGTGCTCCATCTGGTGCGCTTATCCATATGCTGACGACTTTGAGTTTAAAATCCCAGGACGTAAAATCCCCGGCTTCTACTCTCCCATCTATATCATCGGGAGGAAACTCCCAGAAGCAGAAGGCACGGCAGAAGGAACGCAGCCCGTCTGATTGCACAGGCTGACGTAGCGGGAACAGTGTAAGCCATATGAACGCAGACAAGTGAACAGGGAACAGATGAAGAAGACGGCTCCTCAGCGGGGCCGTTTTTCTTTGTGCTAAAAATCGGAACCCGGTTCCGGTTTTCTATATTTGTGCTGGGCATTCTCTCATATTATAAGCATGAGAACGAAAGCGGCTCCTCTTTTAGAAGGGATGCCCTTCAATCTCTGTACATACACGCCGCCGGGGCGTAAAGCCGGAACACCGGAAACCAACCACCGGGCCCGCGACCCGTCATCACCGCGTAGGAAGGAAACCGACACCATGAAGAGAGATTTTCTGAAGAACTTTGAAGGACTGACCACCGAGGCTATTGACGCCATTATGGCAGAAAATGGCAGGGACATCCAGGCGGAGCGCTCTAAATATGAGGACTACGACTCCATCAAGACCCGTCTGGCGCAAGCTGAATCCACCATCGCAGCGTGGAAGGACAAGACCCCGGACGACTACTCCGCCGAGATCACAAAGCTCCAGCAGCAGCTGGCAGACACCAAGGCCCAGGCCGAGCGTGACCTGGCGGATGCCCATTTCACGGCGTCCGTGGATAAAGCCATCACCGCAGCCGGCGGCAGAAGCACGAAAGCCATCTCCGCCCTGCTCGATTTGGAAGGGTTAAAAAATGAGAAGGACACAGAAAAAGCCCTGACCACCGCCATTGAAGACCTGAAGAAGAAAGAAAGCTATCTCTTCGTGGACTCTACCCCTCCCCGGTTCGGGGCTGGTGCTAATGGCGCCGGCATGAACGGGCAGCCGGATTTCGCCGCGCAGTTACGCGCAGCAGCCGGCTTGAAAGACAAAAACAAAAAATAACACACTCCCATACGGGGGAAAGGAAAGAAAATGAACACGATTGAACTCGCAAAGGCTATGGTGCCTGTGCTTGATGAAACTTACGAGGCCGCCGCTCTCACGAGCATCCTCAACGGCTCGCCCGAAGAGGTCAAGACTGGGGCAAATGCCGGCGAACTGCTCATCCCGAAGATGACCCTGACGGGCCTGAAGAACTACTCCCGCAACGACGGATACGGCTCCGGCGATGTCACTCTGGAGTATCAGACCGTCACGGCTGACTACGACCGCGGAGCCAAGTTTAACGTGGATGCGGCCGACGACATTGAAACTGCCGGCATCGCTTTCGGGAAGCTTGGCGGTGAGTTTATCCGCACGAAGGTGGTGCCCGAGGTGGATGCTTATACATTCGGCGCTCTGGCCCAGAAGGCGACCGCCGGCAATATCACCGCCGGCAATCTGCAGGCGAGCGGCGCGACGGGGAAGACGGCTCTGGCTGCCATCCGTAGGTGCGTGGCTGCGATGGACTCCGTGGGTGTCCCGCAGGAAGAGCGTATCCTGTATATCGCTCCCGCTGTCCTGGGCATGATCGAAGACCTGGACACGACCGCCAGCCGCGCGGCTCTGGCCTCCTTCAGTCAGATCATCAAGGTGCCGACCACCCGCTTCTATAGCAAAGTCGACCTGAAGAACGACAGCAACGGCGGCTACGCCAAGGCGGCTGATGGTCATGACCTGGACTTCCTGATTGTCCACAGACCGGCGGTCATCAAGTATGACAAGCACGTGCAACCGAAGGTGATTGATCCTGCGACCAACCAGAACGGCGACTCCTGGATTTTCGGGTACCGTCATCTGGCCGTCGTGGATGTGCACGACAACAAGACCGACGGCATTTGGGGCAGCTACACCGAGTAAGCTCCAGAAAACCGGAACCCGGTTCCGGATTTGAACTGACAACCCAAACCCGTCTGCTCAGCGCTGGCATTGCGACCCGCTGGGCGGATGGGGTACAGCTATAGACTGACCAAACACGAACACAGAGAGCAGGTGACGTCATGACATGGGATGACTTACGCAAATACATTGACGTGACAAGTTTAAAGATTGAAGAAAGTGACTGGACCTACGCCGAGCGAGTACTGCGCGGCGAATTTAGACGGCTCACCCGCGGACTAGAGTTGACCCCTTTGCATACTGACGCACATGATGAATGCCTGGTGGATATCCTCCAGGCGATGAACAGGCGAGCGATTATGATTGACGGCCTGGACGGGGACTATGCCAACTTAAAAATTGGCAGTGTCTCCGTCTCCGGCCCGACCGTAACACGTGAAGACATTGAGCAAGAGTATGAGCAATCAGTGCACGACGCTATCCGTCGGCACTACGCCATCTACCGCGGCGCGCATCAGCAGAAAGGGGAAGAAACAACATGAAGGAAGCAAGACAGACAGCACTCGGGCGTATGTATCGGCTTTGTGATAGGCCGTTTACCGTATATCGGAGGCAGGATGATGGGACGGTTGTGAGAAGACGGGTCAAGTGCTACTACGAGAGCAAGACCATCTACTCCGTGGACAACGCGGGCACACCGCACGCCACGAGCACATTCCTGCTGATTTGTCCGACGGATGACCCGGATCTGATCATCCCGCAGGATAGAGTCCTGCCCGGTGAGGGTCCGGAGATTATGGCTGATGAATGGCCGACATTCCTGCCGGCTAAGTATCCCGGACTGGTCATCGTCAAGACGTCCACCCCGTATTATTTTGCCGGAGAGATCAGGCACATCGAGGCGGGTGGTTTACTGTGATCGTATCGGTCAAGGTGAACAACATGCCTGACATCAAGAGCCTGGGAGTGGACAAGACCGGAGACGTGCAGGCATATCTGACGTCTGAGATCAGGCGCCGTATGATGCGCTACATGCCATACAGGACGGGCACCCTGGCGGGAAAACTGACCTTTGTCAGCTCTCCGACCAGTATCACGGTCAACGCCCCGTATGCGCGCTACTTGTACTACGGCAAGAGCGCAAGCGGCAACGACCTGCACTACACGACCGACTTCAACCCGCTCGCGGGGCCGTTTTGGGATGAGACCATGATGGAGCATGAGTCTGACGCTATCCGTCAGAATGTGCAAGAGTATATCAAGAGAAAGGGAGGACAGAGCTGATGAGCAGACTATCGCAACTGAGGGACTGGCTGCAGACGGCTCCTGCCCTCTTGGACACTGACACAGATATCATGGTGGACTACACGGACGACGTGCCGGGAAGCGCCGGGTTGTTTCCTTCCGGAACGCAGGAGGTCTCTAGAACAAGGGACGTGCTCGGTGGTGTCCGGATTGTCTGTCGTGATACCTTTGCCGTTTACATAAGATGGCCGTACTTCCCAGACTCTGAGACCCTCCAAACGAGCGAGGATGTGCTGGAGCGGCTTGCTGACTGGATCAGAGAGCAGAGTGCGGCAAGGACTGCGCCGATTTTTGGCGATGACCCTATCCCAGAGAGCGTGACGGCTGGACAGGGACGGCTGTGGGGCGCAGAAGACGGATCATCGGTCTATAGCATTACTGTGACACTTACATACATTCAGATACATGAAGGAGGATACAACCCATGGCTGATCTGACTTTTAACACTCCGGCTGGGCAGACGATTGCAAGGGAGTTGCTCATCGCCTACCTGAACACGGGCACGGCATCCGCGCCGACCTGGAAGGCTATCGGTAGACGCGTCTCCGATTCCTCTGCTGAATACGATTTTGGCAAGGAGACGGCGCAGGATGTCTTAGGCAATACCTTCACGACCATGAAGCGTCCGACCATCACTCAGACCTTCGACCCTGCCCCGCTGGACGCGGGCGACAATGCCCTGGTGAAGCTTTGGAACCTGGCCATCAAGGACCAGGACTTCAACGCTCTGAGCTCGCAGGATTGCCTGATTGTCCACACCTACGCCGGCACCACCGGCTCCGTCTTCGCGGAGAGATACGACGGCTGCGCTATCTCCATCACCTCGCTGGGAGGAGAAGGCGGCGGCACGATTGGCATGCCGCTGGAAATCACTTACGGCGGCACGCGCACAACCGGCACGGCTTCTGTCGCGGATGGGGTCGTCACCTTCACCGCTGACTAAGCACACTACTGCCCTTCCTGTTTAAGAGGGCTCACTTTCATCGCTACTACACACCTCACCCATGGAGCGGGCCGGGCATGCGCCCGACCCGTCTTCTTATTCAATCCCAATACAAACACCGGAGGACTCCAACTATGGCAAACTCTCTCACCTTTGATACCGGCGCCGTCACCTATGACATCAACAACAGCGGGCGCTCCATCACCTTCAATCCCACGGACGCGGCTTATGCTGAAAAACTCCGCAACCTGGTGGACAGACTCTCAGAAATCGAAAAGCAGCACGAGTCTGCGGATGAAGATGTCCTGACCCGTCTGCGCACAACCGACCAGGACATGCGGGCTGAAGTAGATGCCTTCTTCGGTTCGGACTTCTGCCGGGACGTCTTCGGAGACAGCCGCCTGCTCGCCCTGTCAGGCGGTCTGACGCTGATCGAGCAGCTGCTGTATGCCATTATCGATCAGATGGATACGTCCATCCGAGACGCAGAGGGACTCCGGAAGCAGAAGCTGGAAAAATATACCAAGAAGTACAGCAGATACACCACCAAAAAATGACA